CTGTCAGAAATACCCTGCTGATTAAGGAACATTCTCTGGTCAGTATCGCTCTGGAACCTCATCAGTTCCATGCCACGGGTAAACTCATTGTTTTGTGCAAGTTCTTCATGCCCCATCAATGACAGCATATCAGCAAAATTACCACGCTCTTGTCCGTAAAGCTGATCGTTAATGCCCATTGCCTGTTGCAATGCCATATTTTCATCAGAGGCACGTTTATTAACAGCCTGTTCCGCTAACTGCCCTGTCAGGTCTGCTAATGATAAATCCCTCTTACCATAATAATCTTGGAAAGCACTTGATGTTTGGCCTGATTGCCCACCCCAGCCGTAGGCTTCCGCCATGTCCATTAACTGCCGTGTCTGTTCGTCAACATTCATATTAAATCGGTTTATCTGGCGTTCGTATATTGCCGCTTCTTCTTCGGGTGTATAACCGTACTGTCTGTTAAGAAGCTCAACACCTCTGCTTTGTAACAACTGTGATAGTTCACTACCGGAACTCGATGGTAAAAACGGTTCCTGTGAGCCGGGGGCGACTTGACCGAGATTGTTCAATATGTCCAAAAGGTCTTGATAGTATTGGTCATATCCACCTGTTGATGGAGGTTGAACAACGGGGGGCTGATACGTTCCGGGCTCAACTGTCGGTGGCTGGTACAGTTCAGGCGCATACTCTGCTGAACCATATCCCGGAGGATTGACGGGCGGGGCCTGAGGTTGTAATGGATTAACTGGGTTTCCCCATGCTGCAGGTGTCGGCAAGTTATTATTTGGGAACTGGCTCATATCAGGACCATTACCAAACTGGTCAACAGGAGCGCGGGCAGCCCATGCACTATAATCATCGAAATTATTTAACTGGTCATATTCAGAAGCCCATCCACTAAAATCGGAAAACATATTTGGATTCTGCTGTTGTTGCTGTTGCGCCGGTGGCTGGCTATATTCCGCTGCGCCAAAACTCGGTGGCTTCTGCGGTGGCAATATGCTTTGCGCTGGCCCCACAGAGTATCCGGGGTTTATTAGTTGTGTCGGAGGCTTCTGCGGTGCATATTCTGCCGCACCGTAGTCTTTGGTATCGTAATACTTGCCATTTCTAAATACTAAAGCCATTTTATCATCACTCCTTACCCATAAAGTTTTGTATTACCCGGAGGTAGGGCAAGAGGATTTAATTGTCCCTGCATGTTTCGCTGGCCGAACCTGTTTGCTAACTGATTAAGAAGTACGTTTGTACCCCACAAACCCGTAGGACTCTGGCCACCGCCTGCTAAACGGCTGGTATTAGCCATTAAAGATGGGTCAACGCCTGTTGGCATCGGAACATTCGGCCCCACTTCGGAATATGGATTAAACCGTGCTGGGGGGTCAACAGGTAAAGGGCTGAACTGCTGTGTCGATCTCGCTTGTAGCTGCTGTCTCATACTGTCTATTGCCGGATTCTGCGTTTCTCCCTTCGAGGCATTTTGCAACAGCGTTTGCATGTAATTTGTTCTGCCCTGTGCGCCTGTTATGCCTTTACTTTCCGAACCGGTAAGAGCGTCCAATGGATTGATAACGTCCCTGTTCTGCTGTTTATCCATCATCTGTCCCAAGAGGTACAGAACGATTAATAGTGGCGATTGCCCCGCAACATTACCTGCCTGAGAAGCAAAGTCGTTAAACCCTCCTGCTGCACCGGAAGTGAAATTGTCAATTATGTTTGGCATTTTGTATCCTTTCTATTTACGCACTCCATTTTTATATACGGTACCTTCCCAATTAATTCCGTTATGTGAATAGGCAAAGTCCTTGTTTGCAAATATCCCTGATCTCTCAGCTTGGTAGTATTGGCTCCATGTCAGCACCTCTATGTCACCGGAATCCTCTTTTGTTTTGAGATAATCACTTACAATTTCAAGACTGTCCACTTCTGCGCTTGTCAAGTCATGCGCAACGATAACCTGCAATCCACCTTCATCTATTCTCTGGTCTATCATGGCTTTAACTGCTGCTGTATTTCCATCATTTGCCCACGTTGGATAGTAGGCATTAAGTTCATACCAATCGTACCCTGTACCTATGCCGCTTGGGTGGGATTGATGGTCTCGTTTCCAAGCATTTACATTGATTATATGTTTGTGGCTAATAGAATCCATGACCGCCTGTGTTATCTCCCCACCACCTCCAGCGTATGTATAATAATCTGCTCCGCGTCTCATTCCATTATTAATAAGATAGTCTCTAGTAAAGTTGATTTCGACACTTATAGAGTCCGCATCTGCCATTGCTGATAAGTCTGCATGGGTCTTTCCGTGGTTACATAAATCCCATCCATAGCTGTGTAATGTTTTAAGTTCTGACAGATCGAGATATGAACCACCTCCTATACTATAATAATTACACATCACAGTACCTTTTTGTCCATTCGCCCTCAATACTGGTTCAATTTCATCAAGAACAACTTGATAACCATCGTCAAACTGCCAGATAAATACAGTCTTACCAGTATATCCCCTGAGGTTGTCAAAGTTAATCTGTTAAACCCCACCGCCACCTTCTGTCAAGATATATTAACCATTTTACATTCTGTCCGTTATCCGTCTGCCCATCAGCTTTTATATAGAAATGTTGCGAATTGGGGTAATATAATCTATATGGTTTAGACCACTGTTCCGTTCTGCCAATAACCGATATTGTAAAGGAATCAGGGGCAGCATGATTAAACGCCATTACACCCGTACTTACAATTGACGATTCTCGATTAACATTTGTCTGAATTGCCCTGCCGGGATATATCAGGAATTTACACACCGTAGAATCAACTCCCGTAACGCTGTCAATGCCTTTTACCTGTATTGAGGTATATGGAGCGCTAACATACACGCCTGTTGAATCATCGCCTGTACCTGCTGTGTAAAGCGTATCGTACATTGCCCTGAACGATTCTCCCGGATATGCTGCTTTCCACGACCTCGCGCCTCGCATCTGCATATATTCTCTGGCAACAGACTGTAGCTCAACTTCCGGTGTTGATGTGTAAAGCGTATCAAGATTAGACACATGAACAGAGTCATTTCTTAATACCCTCAACATCAAATCATACTGCTTGAAAGGTGTTAGCCCGTTCAAGGTATCGGCTCTCTGTGTCGAAGTAGGAAGAATGTATTCAAACATCGTTGAATCCGAACCATCCACAACCGAGATTGAGTCAGGGGCGACATCGTTTGAATCGCTGAATGACACAACCAGAGATGTTGGTGTAGGCAAACTTATCTCAAAATCATACGGTGCGGTGAAAGTATTGTCGGTTCTTACCCTCACAGTAAAAGAGACAATCAATAGTACGATACAAATAAACGGTATAAATTTCTTCATCTTCTTCATCCTCACGTCAAATGGTACATTAATTAAGGTTTATATAATGGTATATTGTCTCCTTTATTCCACAGGTATCGGGGTGTTTTATTGTATAATTTATAGCTCACAAGGTTTGCGGCGGTGTACGTTATTGTCATATAGGGCGAATCATCTTCTAACTGCAAATATTCACTATCTGTAGGAGCACTGTCGCCTACATCTTCGTCTGATATAATCATTAATGTTGTATACCCAACATTATTAATGTTTGTTAATCCTGAGGCATTAAGCGTATAGGTTAAAGTATCACCACTGGATATGCCAACTGTGCTTATTGCTGTCGCTAATTGAGTTACTGAATAAACACCTGAGCTTGCCCATCCGGTAAAATCATTATACCAACCCGTAACCATATCTTCGCCATCAGCATTAAACGTACCATTTATAAGATACATATTAAAATCTGTATCTGATACATCTGCCGATGCTACATATTTTAATGTTGCACTGCTAACGACACTTCCTTGACCTAATGCGGAAGTATCAAAAGACAATACTGCCCTCCAACCATAATAATTACCAGTTAAAGTCTGCCCTACTGTCATGGCTGTTTTTCCAACAGCACCAACGGTAGCATCCCTGCCTCCTGCGTATGTAGCCTCACCAGCATATGACAGTCTACCTGTCTTATCATCTGTATCAGGGATTACCGTTGTTGTCGGGTCAACTGTCACCGGATATGACACAGGGTTTGGCATATCTAAATCGTAAGTTAATACGCCGTTATCGTATGTGACAACAACAGGTATGTCCACTCCTTTGGCATCCCATGCCACAGGTTTTGTTGTGCGGAACAGAAAATCTCCATCATCATTGGTATATATCAACTGTCCATTACTCAACTCAACATTTGCGGCAGTGGTAATTGTCCACGATAATTTAGTGGGGGCTTTATCATTATCAAGAATATAGTTCTGCTTAAATCTCGTATCGGTTTCAGTCGCCGCGATGTTAATATCTCTCAACTTGAATAACGGCGTGTAAGCGACTGAATAGTTCAAATGAGTGAAACTATAGCCTCCGGTTACTTTCTTTGTCACAGTGGCTTTAATGGGCTTGTATTTACCTGTACCCTTATCTTTATAATGCTTCGGCTTCGCATATATCTTTGTTACTCGTTTGCCGCCACCAATATCGTAAGTCTCTGAGGTTTCGGTAAGAGTCTGGCTATGGGATAGCTCACCCTGCCACCACGCAAAAAGCACGAGTATTATTATGCCCAATATTATAATAAGAAAGAAGTTAGTTAAACTTTTCAGCATTTCATTCCTTTATGGATTTGATATATATAACTTAGGGACACCAACAAAAGTAGTATCGTTCTCAGTTTGGATTATACCCTTTAAGCGAAAGCGCCCCCCAGTTATATTGGGTGTGTCAATAGCTACTGTGCGTGTTGTTCTCGCTGTTGTGCTTACCGAATCATCAGCCACATCTTCAAATTTTAACTGCCATGAAACATCAGTTGAATCATCCCATACGCTGAAAGCTGCGTAGTCTGTGCCATCGGTTGTTTCTGTCCACAGGTCTATTTCAATACTGTCAAGAACAGCTAAAGGGTTACCCAAATTGTAATTAAGGTATAGGGTAACGGTTTCAACAACACCTTCATCGTTCGCTATATACAAGCATTGGTCGTTACCTATTGATGTATCAACGCTGATCTCGATTGTCAGGCTATCGTTCTCAGCAACAGAATCAGCATAGGCTTGAGTCCAACTAAGATAAATGGTTTCCGGAAGTCTTACGTTGACCGTATCGCCTATTTCATCCTGTAAGGTATCAAGTAAGGTATCAAGCCCGGCGTTTAATAGGCTTAAATTCCCGTTGTATGTTGCTGCGGGCAAATTGTCACCAACGCTCTTGGTCGTCAAGGTAACATAACTGTAACCCCAATGACTCAACAGACAGAAAGTAATAATCAATATTAGGATTGGATATGTCTTTTTCATTTTAGTATTATTTGCCTTCCTGGGATATAGGTTGAGCCAATGGAGTATATCTTGAATGGTTCATCAGCGCTATTATTCCTCACCTTTAATCGTATCATTCTGCCTTCGCCCTTTATTTCCTCACCGGTAATAACTAAATCAGTCGAGCCGGGAGTTCCTGCAAGAACACTATTGTCAAGATAAAATTCGTCAAATACAGCGTATGACGATGATGATGTATGCGTGACAGTATATGTGTCGATAGCAAATTCATAATAGGCATCTATTGTTAAATCATAATTGCCGTAATAGATATATTGTAGATTAACCGATTTGAATAATTTACTATAAAGAGGCTGGCCGCCATCATAAGATTTAGTTATAAAGTAAGCGTCAATCGCTGCGCCTGCATCGTTATAGCTATTATCATATTGATACCAATACCCGCTGTAGTCTGTTCCAACAAGGAGGTCAGCCCCTCCCACCTTCAATATTCCGAGTGAACTTATTTCCCAATCGAATAATCCGGAAATAGCCCAATTCCGTAAATCGTAAATGATTACCTGATTATTACCGCCCGCACTGTTTGCTTCGCAAACGAACACATACCATCGTTTCGGTTTATAATGAACACCGATTGAATACTGAAGTTTAGCCGGTGTCAAAGTCTCCCACGTTGGATCAATCTTATCTGTTATCTTTATAATTGTTAGACCACTTGTCAGCATTTTTAAACCGTCATTGTCAGCCCATATAAGTATTAACTGACCGTCCGGAGTAAGGCATTCTTGGATACTATAGGGCGAAATGCACCCATGTTTCTTACTTATTACATCAACCCTGAAAGTTCCCCTGCCACCTATCGTTGCGCCTAAAGATGGGTCAAATGCAAGATAGTGTATTGATGATTTGCACAATACAATAAGCATCGAGTTATTAACATCGCCCAATACTTTTAAACCAATAATCGGCTCCTCAAAATCTTGCCAATCGTCAGGATGAAATTCTTGCCAATCGGCCATATATCTTGACCAATATAATCGCCTTCCCTGAGAAAGAAATAACCGCCCGTGAAAAGTCTCGCAGGACGTTGGTGCTGTTGGTATGTTTGTTCCTGATAAAGTTGTTGCCGTACCTGTTCCTGTATAATAGAAGGCCGGATTTGTGCCGTTCACTCCTACCATTACATTGTTCACCATCGTAAATAAAATATTGGTATCGGCTGTCAATGTTACCGATCCCGTTATATCAACCCACGTTGAATCGCCTGACTTATAATTTATCTCTGTTCCGGCAGTTCCTATTATCTTATCGCCTGCCGTGAAATGAGCAAGATATATTCCTGTACCCTGACTCGTACCGGCTATTCTTTTATATCCAGTATATCGGGTATATCCGTTGCGCTTGACTATTCCTTTGGCATCAAGAAAACAGTTTACGCTTTCTGTTAATTCGTTATCCTCAACGCCGCCTGCACCGTCCCTTGTATTTAATCCACCTGCAAAAGACGGCATGTCGATAAACTGCAAATTAGGAATATCGGCATCGACAACAGAAACGAATAGTATTAAAATTATAAATATGAGTTTTTTCATGGTTTCCTAAAAGGGCAGGCAGGCTTTGAACCCACCAGCCCTTTTATTTCAAGGGTAAACTCTGATTTAAAAATCAGAATACGTCACAATGATATCGTACATGCTCCCCGTGTATGGGCATGTATCATCACTATCATTCATAAGTATATCGAAATACTTACTGTATGCTTTGGCTTTCTGATAGTTGACCAAATCATTAAGATAGACCATCGACGAATCGTAATCGCCCGTACCCGCTACTATTGCAGTTGCAGTCGGGTTCCATAACGTGATCGCTGCCGAAGCACTGTCAAAATTAGTTGTAGTCGGCGCAATTTGCATCTGGAAGGGGTCAAACAGTTGTATTTGACCAACCATTACTTTACGTTGCTTGTCAGCATAGAATCGCGCATAAACATCACAGCCGGTAGAATCGTTGTTTGCTGTGTTGAACGAATCGGGCGAACTTGACGAATATCCCGGCCCGATAGAAACGGTCATATTCTTATGGACGACCCATACCGATGTTGAATCTCTACCCGAGCTAATAACAGTCAACGTGTTTTGGTACGTATCTATTATCGCATCGTTGGGCCAGGTTGCAATACCCACAAGCCCAATAAGAGACAACAGAAACACTGTTATCATTTTTGTGTATATCTTATTCATAATTATCATCACCTTCCTTTATTAGAACTTACGAGGTATTGTTGCTGTTGGTTTGGCGCGTACACCACGCCCCTTTAGAGCCTTCTTTATACTGGAAAAAAAGTAATTCCCTTGTGCCTGCCACTCTTCCTTTCCGTATCGTCTCATGGCAAGCCATAAAGCTCCATCAACAATGACACTGTGGTTTTTTGGATTATAAGAAATGTCAGCCGCCGCAGTCGTGTACTCAATCTCATCCGGTAGTGCCAAATAATCATAATAGACCGTTCCTGTGTGAAGAGGGTAAATGATTAAATTATACCCATTCATGGCATACCAATAGGGGTTCCCTGTCCGGGAATGGTCGGGGTCAACTCCATCAATATATCCTTTTGACTTCAACTCAAGATTGCGATTTTCTGCCCTTACGGTCTTGTCAATTATTCTACCGAAATCAGATTGCTCAGACAGCATGTCATAACTGAAACTTCCTATAGCAGCAAGGGTGTTGTTTTGGGAAATCAACTCCGGCCAATCGCCTTCAGTAAACATATAGTCAGAAGCGATTTTATTAATGAATCTTATAATCTCGGTCTGCACTGCTGTTTTAGCCCTGTCTAAACTAACCACATTGCATACTTCGGCAACCATATCCTCGGCTGATATTCCCGCCCAACTCATTATGCTTTATCCTTTTCCACCACAGGTGGGGTTGTTTTTGATTTTGGTACGTGAACGGGAACGGCTACTCTGAAGTTCTCGAACTTGCCGATATTATTAGGTTCTTTGAGCTTCTTGTTTTTGCGTTCGGCTTTCAGTTTGTTGGCGACTTGCTGCCCTCGAATATCAGCGTTGACAACAGCCATGCCAATGTCCTCGGGCATTTCACAGACAGGATTGCGATAACCCGGTATTTTCTTAAATACGTGATTACCGATACGCTGTCTCGCACCAACAGCCTCAATCATAATGTTATCGACTGATACCATCTGTACTCTCTGCCGGTTCTGATTCATTTTTTTATCATCTCCTAACGTAATCTTATTGGTTTAATTTCTCGTTCTTTTGAAAATACATTTACATCAAATGTAATCGCACTGTCAGCATGACTATTCGTTAATCTTAATAATATATACGGGTACTTCGATTCAGCAAATAGGGTGTCGGATATAGCGTAATTCTTAGTTGTTTTAACCTGCCTTATAATAGCGGTTGTTTTAAGAATCCGGAACTTATTGGAATCAGATAACGCCGGTGAGAATCCTCCATAGATTCCCAACGTGAATTTAAGTGAATCCCCGTCTGCCAATCCATAAACACCAAAGTTTATTTCATCCTCTCTGTCGGTTACGTATAAAGGTCCTTTAATCGTAGTCTGCCCCTTTAACAGTTCAACTGATTCAACGGCCTCCCATACACCGTACTCATTAAATTGTTCGGCATGGGCAACCCCTATACACGCTAACAGTGCGATTATCATTATTGGTTTCAATCTACCAAGTTCCCCTGATAGGCGTTGCCGGTGAATATGTGGACACAATCAAGCGTCCCTGGTCGATAAGGGTTGAGTTGCCATCATCAGAAATATACCTTGCCCCGGCCATTCCGAAGATACCACCTATCGCTTCACCGATTTTGTTGTTATAGTCAAAAGTTTTCTTTTCCTCAAGATGAGGATGAACCGCTATAGCAACGGCTACAGCATTCGAGCCGAGGAATATAGCCCTGTACACATCAGACGCATTTGAATCTATCTCAACGGTACTGAGCGTCCACGCTGTGTTAAACAGAGTTTCATCTCCCGAATGGACATAATTGCTTTCGAGAATCAAACAGTTGTTCCAGTAGGCTACTGCGCCGTTAAAGATACCACCTGAGAAAATAGGATTGCTCTTAGAATCTCTTGGGATAGCAGTTGCGGCAGCGTTGAACCAGTCGGTATTAGACCGCAACTGAGCGATCTGATAAGGATGGGCTATACAGATGTAACATTCCAATCCTTTGTACCGTACTTTCGGGAAATTGTTGACTTTCATTTTTGCAACAGCACCCTCGATAGTTGACGGACTGAATTTATCAGTGTCAACATCAGTGAGTGCGGCTTCCGCGGCTTTGATATTGGTGAAATATGTTGCATCGGTTGAGGAATAAGTAATTGGATTACTCACCTCGTCGGCGGTGTACCAATATCTCGCTGGGATACTGGTGTTTGAATTGAGGTTCAAACCGCCAGTTGCGGTTGCGGGCAGAAGATGCGGAGAATAATTGTAATACATGGCATAAAACATTGATATTTCAAAATACTTCGCATACCACAACGAAAGGGCTTTCTTGCTTCTTTCGTGCAGGCCGTAATTATCCCGCTGCCGTGTCATTGCACCGTCATCAGTTACAGCGTTACGCCACTGATTGACGTACACCGCCTGATCGTAAAACAGGAGTCGTTCTTCGCTTGCTTCCAGGGTTACATCACCAATTTTACCAACCCCTGTAAGATTGCCCTGCATTCCGATCTTGATTGTGTCGCCTGCCTCTTTCATCAACTGCGATTTGCGGACGAACGGCAACATATCGCCCTCTGTTCCCATTAGCGGAGACAGTATCATCTCATTTTCAAAATATGTCGCTAATGACTTTTCAATAATCTCTGGTACGAGTTCCCGATAAGTCGCTGCTCCGGGGACTCCCCAACTTGTATCAGTCATTAAACTTCACCTTCCCTTCATCATCAATTCATCAAGAACAAACCGCTAACGCTCTTTTGCCGCCCGAGCAAGAATGACCTTGTATGCAGCATTAAACTCCGGAGAGTTCGGTATAAGCGAACTTATGTACGTTTTAAGTTGGCCTAAATCCATTGCGTTAGGATCGGTTCCTATTGTTTTTTGGTTTGTGTTTCGAGGTGCGGCGTTAGACGCTCGTTTGGGCTGATTTGAAACAGCTATCAGCTTTTTGCGTTCGGCTTCGGCCCCCCTCTTTTCAGCTTCTTGGATCAGTGATTCTTGGCTAATAATTTTATGCACCATGCTCAGTGGATCAGTGGCAAAGTTTCTCTGGAAATCAAGAACAGCTTTGTTCACATCTTCCGGAGCCATTCCACTTGCGACAAGTCTTTGCGTACCTTCGGCTACTTTAGCATTAAAATCGTTCTGCTGTTGAATAGTACGATTACGCTGAGTAGTCTGTATGCCTCTTTGAATCATTTCAGTCATCGCTTTTTGCGCGGCTGTGGCAGCCCTCTTGTCAACAGACTTCGGGTCGGTAAAATCATATTCTTCTTCTACTACCGGAGCCTGTGGAGGTTGATAAACTGGCATTTGATTCTGGTACGGATTAGGTGGAATATGTTGTACGGGAGGAACCTGCACTACAGGGTTCCTGAATCCGGACAATTCCACTCCTTGTTCGCTGATCTTTTTCTGAGCATCGACAACACGTTTTTTCTCTCTTGCGGCAACAGCCTTCCAAAATCCAATAGGGTCGGCATTCTCATCCGGCATAGCCTCTGATTCTTCCACCGGAGCATTATCGTCAGCAGGTGTTTCTTCTGCCGGTGTCTCTTTGGCCGGAGTATCTTCGACTTGGGGAGTGGAATACTTTTTGGTGACAACATCAGGAGTTTCATTGCCAATATCTCTGCCATTACTTTGACTTTTAAAATAGTCTTTCATGACCTTATTGCGCTCTGATTCCGACATATCATCAACAATACGAGAAGTTTGTTCGTGTATATCAACTTCTTGTTCATCAATAGTTGGACCTTGTTCCGTTTCAACTACCGCGCCCTCTTCTGGCTCAACTGCTACTGCGTTTTCTTCTAACATCTGTTCCTCCAACCCGGGTCATTCTAACAGGAATCCTTTTTTAAGGGCTGTCAATAAATGAGAGTCCGAATATTAGGTTATATAAAAAGTTATATTGGGGCTGAAAATATCAGGAATCCCAATAGTGAAATAAAGCCTGCAAAAACCCCAATAACTGACAGCGTTATGCCCCATCGAGGTATGCCCTCAAACTCATCTTTAATGTCTTGCACTGTATCGCTAAATAATTTCATAATTTACGCCTGTAATGCTTGAGGTGGTCGCCGCACACCTCTCGCTGGTCTTGGTGTGCCTGCACTGCTGCCGCCCTGTGGAGGGCGTTGCTGACCCATCTGTTGCTGTTGAGACTCGAACGCCTGCATCGCTTCAAATTCTTTCTGTATATCATTGGCGAACGAGAACCCGTAAGACTTCAAAATAAACTTAGTTAATATTGTCTGGTACTGTGGCGGCAATCCACGCATAAGTTCAATCATCTGGAACTTCTCGCGCTCACGCTCTGTCTTTGACCTGCCATCATGTTCGAGTACAAAGTCATACTGCCCTATAGAAAGATCATTCGCTATCTTTCCAAACGCAGCTTTGTTAATAACAAGTTCTTCGTTTGTGATATTCGGAGCTTCGTTTATTCCGGTTATACGGACAAACCTTTCTTCGGTATAATAGTTCTGTATCCACCATACCATAGCTTTCGACTCAAGATATTTTGATTCATCAAAGTTATCAAGAATACCCGCAAGTTGCGTGGCCGCCTGATTTGTCTCATGTCGTTTTGCGCTGCCTGACATAACCTTTTGGTTCATGCCGCCGATAGCGTCTTTTGCACCTGACGTTATCTTTGCCGCAGCATCCTCCCTATCTTCCATTGCCAGGAACGGAGAGATCAATCCCATATCAGCATGGCTGAAAGGTCTTACCTTGTCAATATATCCATCCTCGACCTCAAGATTAAATCCGTTTTGAACTATCTTCTCTGAGATGTTTTCTTTATCCTCTTCTTTAATTGCGCCTTCCTCATAAATAAAACCTATCTGCGCTATTGATGAAAGGATATGTATAGCTGAAGCGTGGCGGTAATTTCTTTCTTCCTGTGGGCTGAACACGTTTTCCACTACACCCATGTATCTGCCATCGTCCCAATACGGGAAGAAGAAATTAAATAGCTGATTAAATTCTATTGCGCCGGTGCTGCCATCCTCTATTTCAATACCATCGGGTCCCATTGTTGTCAGGTGAATATGGGGCATCTGTCTTTTAACAATATTATCACCCATAATATCTTGTATTTCTTTGTCAAACCCTTCAATGTCAGTGTAATCATCTGTTACGGGATCATAAACAAAATCTTTTTCTTCCCATATTTTCTCATAACATTCGATTATCCGATACTGATTATTTTCAAGATCATACCCTCTGTCTATTACATTGCCGGGTTTACTTAGATTGCCATAATCGTTAGACTCGCCCTCCCAGTTCGCCGGAGCTTGGTGCGTTCTGATACTTTCCCTTAGTACCATCCCACCACCTTTTATTTGGTCTGCAGTCTTTTTCCCGTATATACGTTTTATTTCTTCATAGACAAGATATATAACACGATGGATTTTTCTTGTATCTGATTGGTCATATTGCCGGGTATTTGGGTCAAGATAGAAATCATCAGACGGTTTATAGTGTATCTTTAAATTGCCTTTCAAATCATCTTCTGTATCAAACCATAGTTCCTTAACACCGATACCAGTAATAATGCCTTTGTAGAACTGGCGTTTATCCTGGTCGTGTATTCGGTTAAGATTCTCGATTTGTTTTTTTACAGCAGTTATTATCTCGGCAATTTCACTGTCAGCGTATTCATCAACCGGAACAGCGACCAGGTCAGTTCTGTTTTGTAAAAAATGGCCTAAGATAATATCCACAGCCGGAAGTATGATATTATTAACCACAGGAGCGCGATGCTGTGCTGTTAACTGCGCTTTCTCCTGATCCGTCCACTGATTACCCCTGAGATATTCACCGGCTTTTTTAGCTATATCGTCCCACACTTTTTCCCGGTGTGTTTTAGCCTCAAGATAACCCTGATATTTTTCGCTTTCTACCGACATATTACGCTACTTTCCAATTAAAACCTTCGTTTTTGGTAAGTCTGTTTTTATACCCACCTACATATCTTGATTTAGCCTTTTTTACTCGTTTCGGTTTTACCATGTCTCTTTGCATGTGCGCCAAAATATCAATTATATCCATCGTCTTACCCATAGGAAACCGGTTGAACTCTATCTCTATCTCAGAATGGTTCTGTGAGTGTGTCCAGATAAGCCCACGTTCCCACGGAAGTTGTAATGTGCGTATATGGTCGATTTTATCTTCCGTGCGTTTACGCTTAAACTCCTGAAACCTTGATATTGGTATCTTGCGTTTTTTCAGTTCTTTTATTATTGGATCGACGAGATGCACATCACCGCCTTCTGTCTCAAGACCGTATTTCAAAAGCCCGTAGTTGTTATACCAGTGTTCGACTTCATCACAATAGGTTGGCACAATCTTACCTGACGACCATTTGCCAATTATATATTTCAATACGAACATGCGCCCAATGGTATCTACCCCAATAATAAGAATGACAGTATTTGATTTAGCGGTTTTTTTACTGCTCCTGTTAGGGTCGCACCCAAGAAATATATTGAGGCTACGATACCATTTGTCTAATAGCTTTTCATAATTAACAGGTGGGGAATCGACAAAATCACCCTTCCTCAACACATCACCATCCCACTGTTTCCGAAACCCCACCTTAAACTCTTGCGTTTCTTTGTTAATAGGGTCGTTCATCATCTCGCATGAAAATGAATACGGTGTTACGTTGGCCTTGTCCCTTAACACTTTAGCTATTACTTCCTCATCGTTCCATATCCATTCACCATTCTCTATGACCGCTCTTTTATATATCTTAGCGTTTAAATCCGCAATCATGTACCCATAAAGATCGTCGTCCTTTTTCCGTGTCCCAATAGTAACCATATACCCACCGGGATTAAGCAGGTAGTTACTGCTATCAAAATTATCAATAATCGTCTGTGTTGTTTCGTCTGATTTAGCGTTCTTTTCAGCCATTAGATCATCGTTAATAATTAAGTCGCAATGAAGCCCTGTGGCGTTTGACGCTGCTCCGGCAACCTTTATAGAGGGGTCTTTGACAATAATGGTTCGCTCAACCTTTATTGCTCCGGTATTCCACATATCATATTTCTTTGTCTGAGTGTCAGCGCGCTTTGGTTTTAAATCGGGGAAAACAAACTGCAATCGTTTGTTCTGAAGTATATGGTCTTTTATTTCACTAAGATAACTTGAGGCAATATCATCAGTAGCAGCTTTTATTAATATTCTGCTATTAGGGTTTTTGCCTAATTCCCATAATGATTTGCAGATTGTGCCTATTTTAGTTTTGAGATGGTATCGGGGAATAACAAGTAGTTCGTCTTTCTGGTATTGCAATATCCAGCAGATTTCACCATGCAGGTTAACATCGAGTTTATTAAAAAATATTGGGTCTCTAATGATTTCATCGCAGAAAAAATAAAAATCATTCACAGCAAGGAATCTCACACGCTCAACAAAAGCGTGGTATTCTTCCGGACTGTGTTCAGGTGCATACGCCCACCAATCTTGATCCGGCCATTTCCAGGGATACCATTCCCTGTCCTTAACCGGACCAAAGCCTGCGAGTAATTCGTTGTCTGTTACCACACTTCCCATCATCATCCACACGCGGTTACTATTACGTTTGAAACGCTGAACCTAATTCCTTTGCATCGTGACCACTGGGTAATTTCGCCCTGTCCTGCGGACCTCGTATTATTTTCTTCTTAACAGGGTTTAGTTCTCTAAACAAAAACTTCGCTATATCTTGTTTGGCTTTTTTATCCTCGCCGTGTAATATGCCGCTTAATATTGCCCGGGATTCGGTGAACAGTTTTATATCGTTGGCCTCATAGTCAGTCAGATTAATTCCAAACTGATCTCTGAGCAGTATCGTATGTCTTTTTATTGCTTCTGTTATTCCGGTAAAAGAATAGCCAAACTTTTCCCTGATCTCCTCATTGGTGCATTTGGCGAAATATCTTAGGTTCCATATCTTTTCATCTTCCTGCTGTGTGAACGGCGCTCCCATATATGGCCTTTCCCATCAATATAAACCCTATTGCAATATAAATATCGGCTAAATTGAATATTGGTGATTTAAAAAACCTGATATAATCCACAACATAGCCGAACACCATTCCGTCAAGCATATTACATACTACTCCGGCAATAAAAAAAGGAACGAACAAAGGTATCTTTTTGACGTTCCATAAAAGTTTGTATATTATTATTAAACTGATTATAACCATTCCGATAATTACTATCTCTGTCGCAAGCGCTGAACGGTTCTTAAAGTACATCAGCGTGAACCAATCGCCCATAGTGTAGATTTCTTGGTCAAACCCGAAAAGAAACCGTATGAGGTTTCTAACAACTTGGTCAACCAGTATCAGGCTTATCAGCAGCTTCTTCATCATCATCCCTTTTTATGGTTTTTATTCTTATAACACATTACAAGTTAAAAGTCAAGTTCTTTTCTTGTCAGGTGCGCTGTATTTATCTTTAAAAACCAGCTTTCTCATGTCCTCAAGATGTATCTCGGTAGCTGTCAGCACACCTTCTGTCCTGGATTCTTTGTCAGGACGTATCCCGCGCCCAAGAAAAGCATCAAGAAGTAGTTGTGCGTGTGGGGAACGGATAGTAAAAAAGGGCAATACGTTGCGTTCTTCAGCAGGATAGGCGTTGACCTCTTTTGTGTCACTCATACTTCCGTTTTGATAAAATACTCTTTTGTCTTCACTTATAGCGTCAAACAGATACACTTTGATCGCACCCTTATAATCCGGACCATCTAAGAACACCTCTAACACGTTATCCTCCTTATCTTAAAGTGCAGGCAAGCTGAGTGAAGTAATCTAACAGGGGAGTAAAGATTAGGCCAGGTGGCCTTTCAGAAGCGTTGCCTGCACCAATTATCTATTCGCAGTGTTCATGGATGCTGTCCTCGTCAAACAGAACTTTGCAGATAAGCCCAACCTTTCTCTTAATGTCTCTCACAACCCGTTTAAACCGCATGTATGGCGTTTGTTTAGGGCATTTAAGAGGCTCAAAAAGAAGATCTCTCAAAGAATTATATTCGGATAGTGTCTTAGATTCAGGAAAAATAATATTCCCATTGGTGTTAATTTTTATCAGATCGCCGTCTATGTTATCATTTTTCTGTTTCATTTGAACTCCCTCCGCTAAACTCTTGTCTATAGCATACATCACATATCACAGCTTGTCAAGCGATTTTTTTTGGTGGGATTTTTTTAAGTGTGGCGTGGAAGAGGTATATATGATAGCAGAGAAGACCGGCAGGATCAAGGGTCCCCCTATCCAATATCCTTAGCTATCTTGACTTCATATAGGTGAACAGGATCACACAAAAACAAACAGGCGTTATTAATTATTTAATAGTCACAATATATACTATAATGTCAAGTTTCTGATAACAATACACTTATGGATATGGACCTGATCATTAGTATTGCGCATAAGGGATATTATGTAAACATGCACATATTATAGGGAAACGTGCTACTGGTAAATGATGCAATTTGCAACACACCCAAGCATTATCGTGATAGCGTAATAACGTTGTCTGACAACCTGTGTTTAAATACAAATAATAACCAAATAACCATTATTGGCATGCTTTATGCTTTTTTTAAAGACTATAGTAATAGATAGTATAAGATACTAAGCTTTTAAAAGACAGTATAAGACTATATATAAGATAGAATACATATTATCATTAACAATAGAATAAAGTTCATTACAATCTATTTAAACCTCTTTCCCGCCGATCCTGTGAATAACAATCAATACTCAATAAAATACTTTGGGTGAAATAACCAATATATATGGGTGTTTACAAACTATCTTCATCTTTAAGCAAAATAACGCTTGACAGATATTAATAATCAATATATATTTGCTTTATAACAATCAAACAACTAACAGGGAGGTTTTCAAATGTACTACTATTACAAACTTCGAGACAACAACGGTCACGGTGATACTTACTATTGCCAGGCAAGAGATATAAACGAAGCAAGAGATACATTCGGACTAAATCCCTTTTATGAG